CGCCATTAAGGATGCAGAAACTTGCTTTCTTTTCCATTGTATTTCATTTGATGGTGGAGCAAATCAATTTCAGCATTGATCTGACAGCAAGAGGCGCGATTTTAAGAGCCTACAACCAAGATGCGCAGGCAATAGAGGATCTATATCCAGTGTTTGCCGGCTATGAGTTGCAGATTGGAGAGCAAGAGGCTTACAAAATCAAAGCAGAAATCAGCTTTGAAACCTATTAACCATGGCTTAAAGCCATAACTGGAGGCACAAACAATGGATGCAGCAATAGTTTATTTAGCGGTTGGAATCGTTTTCTTGCTTGTTCTGATGTTCGGAGCATGGATAACAGAGAGGTAAAAAGAGAATGTCAGATTTCAGCCGATTGCGGTTAATGAATGGGCATCTGCAAGATCTTAAACGCGATCTTGCAGAATCCTACAAACGCAAAACAGAAATCTTTGAGTCAATCGAAACTCTGGAGGACAGCATCAGAGCGATTAGAGCAGAGATCAGAAATCTTTTAAATGATAAATGGAGGGCAAGCAATGAAGTTTCTAAAAAGACTGATGAGAGAATTGATTAACGAAATCATCTGGAGCGATACCTTTATTGAGCTTCGGCGCGATCCGGTAATCAGAGGCAACCATCTGGAAATCAATAAGCGCATTGCGCGATTGCAGAAAAAGGAGCAAGCAAATGTTTGAATGGGCAATAATTGCGGCGCTTGGCGCGGTAACAATCTGGCTGGCGCTTCGCGTCTGGTATTTGAAAAGAAAGTTGCATGCGGTTAAACTGCTTGAAACTACCTTGCAAGGCTTTACAGAAAGAGTGTTGCAAGCCGCGATTGATGAGAGGCGGCAGCGCATTGATGCAACAGATGCATTAGATGCCGATCATTTAGAGTTTTGAAACGGCCGCGCGGTTACTGGGAGCCGGTGAAACAAGATCCAGCAACGGACACGCCGCAAAGCTAAGAGGCAAAAGCAGAGCCTTTGATCTGCCGAGGCAACGCGCCGCGCAACGGCGTTTAAATTGGATGTTCTAAACGGGAAGAAAGCCTTTAGCTTAATCGCTAGAGGCTTTTTAATTTCCTACTTGCAAAAAGAAAACCTATGGTTTAAGATTTCCTTGCTAGATACTTTTAAAACCAATATCAACATTGCCAAGCCGGCTTCGCGTGAAAGAGTATCTAGCAATATTCCAATCAAAAGCTCCGGCTTGGCAACCTTTTTGGAGGCAAACAAATGACAAAGCAAAACAAATTGCAGACAGTGAAAACAGAGGCGCAACTTTCAACCGCAACAGATCCAATGCTTGCAATGGAGCAGGTGCTGCTCAATGGCGATCTTGCACAACTCACGCCAGCAGACAGATTGAACTATTATAAATCTGTTTGTGAGAGCCTTGGATTGAACCCACTAACCAAGCCTTTTGAATACATAAAACTTAACGGCCGATTGACACTCTACGCGCGGAAAGATGCAACAGATCAGCTTCGCAAGCGCTACGGCATCAGCATTGCCAAGCCAGACATTCAGATTATTGACGATCAAATCTTGGTTACAGTGGCAGCCACTGACGCGAGCGGCCGATCTGATTCTGATATTGGCGTTGTATCTAAAAAAGACATGGGCGGCAGCTTCGGCAATTCACTTATGAAAGCAGTTACAAAGGCAAAGCGCCGCGTTACTCTTTCAATCTGTGGCCTTGGCATGCTGGATGAAACGGAAATTGAAGCGATACCGAGCGCGCAGCCTTTCCATGAAGCGGAGAGCATAGGCGTTAAAATCAACGCAGAGCCTAAGCAAGCGCCAGAGCTTACGCAGACAATGGGAGAGCGCGGCCAGATCATAGAGCAAATGTCAGCTGTATGCCGACAGCTCAACGATCTTGGGGATGCCACATGGAACCGCAAGAGCCTAACGGAATTTGCCAACCTTGTTTTGGAATCGGAGCCAAAGGCCTTGGCAGATCATAAAGCCGAGCATTTGCAGATTGTATTGGAAGAGTTGCAATTTAGGCTTGAGCAACTGCTGAACCCAGAGCCGGAAACGATAGACGCGGAGCAGGTGGAGACAGATTCGCAAGAGGCGTTTTAATGGCAAAAGGCATTTGGTGGCAAAAATTTGAATGGGGCGCATGGCTGGCAGATCCGGCATTGGGCAAATGCTCAATGCAAACCCATGGAATATGGATCAACTTGCTTTGCGTAATGATGGAGGCCGAGCAGGCGCAGCTAACTGGAACCATCCAAGAGCTGTGCCGGCTCATTGGCTGCTTTCCCGAAGAAATGGAAAGCGGATTGGCAGAGCTGGAGCGCACAAATGCAGCAGATGTAATTTTCTGTAATGGCATTGTAACGATAATGTCGCGCCGATTAGCGAAAGAGCTAAACGCCAAAGAAAACAACAGGTTACGAGTTACCAAGGCAAGAAAGAAAGAGCAGTGTAATGCTGATGTAATGCCAGTGTCACGCGACAGAGTAAGAGATAAGAGTAAGAGTAAGAATAAGAAAGAGAATGAATCTAAACAAGAATCTAATCTATCGGGTAACGCGCAACAAGTTGCGCCAACGCGAGGCGGTAGATTGCCGGATAAGTTTTTACTAACTGAACCAATGCGATCTTGGGCAAGGGAAAGAAACCCAAGCATTGATGTTGAACTTGAAACTGAAAAGTTTTGTAATTATTACCGGAGCAAAAGCGGAAACTCTGCCATCCGTCTGGATTGGCAGGCAACTTGGAGAAACTGGATCTTAAACGCGGAGGCTTTCAATGGCAGAGGAATACACCAAAACACAGTTGGAGCGAAAAAGGGATCAGCAGAAAAGCTTGCAGAGTATGCCGAGATCTTTGACAAATACGAGGCCGAAGAATAAAGCCGAGGCTCTGCGCGCAGTCTGTGGCATCATCAACAAATGGCGCTTAACCAATGGTTGGCAGATCATGGATGCCAAAGATGCAGAGCTAACAGGCCTTGCATGGGTTGAGATACTGGAGGCAGCCGGCATAAAGCCAGAGCAGTACAATGGCCTTTATAACCAAGCCTTGCAGATGAGAGCGCAAAAGATTGCACAGGGCAACGATTCGCCAAGCTTTAACGCAGAGCTTCTAGTTGCCGCACATAGAGCAAACCAGAGCCAGCCGAGGCAGGCAATCGAGCGCAAGCATGATTGCAAGATCTGTTTCGGCACAGGCTTTGTGCATCATCATGATGCCAATGGCGCTTTGCTTGGCGTTGGAGGGCGTTGCAACCATGTTTGATTGGGAAACCATAGGCAGAGGCTTAACGAAAGAGGAAAGAGCCGCCATGAGGCTGGAAAGGCTTGCATTTGAAATTGAAGAGCGCGCCGCAATCAAAGAGTTTTGCGGCAACATGCCAAGAGCGCAGGCAGAGGCAGAGGCAAAAGCGGAGGTTATGGCGCTCCATAATCCTTACAACAAGGTTAAGAAAGGTTAAACCATGTATCTTAGAACAGAGGCAGATAAGAAACTTAGAGCCTATAAAACAGGCATGCAGGCAGAAAGGCGCTTTGCCGAGATCATGCAGCGCCGAGGCTGGCAAACCATCAAAGCAACCGAGGATGAGAACCGCTTTGAGAAATGGGATTGGCGCATTATCAAAGATGGCTTTGATATCTTGGTTGATGTTAAAGCTTTAAAAGCATTGGATCGCAACAACGCAACCCAAACCAAATGGCTTTGGTTAGAGTTTAAAAACAATGCCGGCAAAGCTGGTTGGCTCTATTCCGGCAAATGCCAATTCTTTGCTTTCGAGCGGCCAGATCATTTTCTGTTAATTTCCAAATGGAGATTGCAGGAAATCGCAGAAAGCTTGGTAATGCCGATTGAAACCGATAAGCCGGAGCAAGCGCAATATTGCTTTTATACAAGGCCCAAGCGCCAAGATCTGCTTGCATGCATCCGCTATAAGGACATTGCCGCACATGCCAAATGGGTTGATTGATGAAAGTTAAGAAACGCAGAGCGCCGGCTTTACATCCGACAGAAAACCAAATTCAGATTGCTTTGATGGAATGGGCAGAGCTGGGCAAGAAAACCAAACCAGAGCTGGCTCTGCTTTTCCACATTCCAAATGGAGCCTATAAATCAAAAGCGGCAAGCGGATTATTCAAACTGCTTGGCCAAAAAGCAGGCGTTCCAGATCTCTTTTTACCGGTGGCGCGCTCTGGCTTTCATGGTTTTTGGATCGAGCTAAAGAGCAAGCGCGGTACAGTGAGAGCCGAGCAAAAGCATTGGCTTGCAGAGCTTCAAGCGCAGGGCTATGCTGTGGAGGTTTGCCGAGACTGGAAGAAAGCAGCCGACTTGATCATGGATTATTTAAGGGGAGATTATGCAAAAAGAAACAGCAGTTGAAACGATTTATCACAACCTAGATGGCTGGCATGCAGTCTTAAACGGCAAAGAGATCTTGGCTGTATTTCGTTTTTATGAGGATGCAGAAACATTTTCAAAGGCAATCAAAGGCTCTACAATTCAGAATCTAGAGCATATAAACCAAACCAAAACAGCTAAAAAAGGTTGACAGTAAAAGCAATGGCTCTTAAAGTTTGAGCCATGAGCGATATATTGCCGCCAAGCAGGCCGAGGATTACCAGAGCGGAGGCTGCGCAGATCTGTTTGCATTATGGGATTAATGCGGATAAGAACGCGGCGTTGATCTTTATTCGCGGTTATTACCTTTCAAGCATGGGAGGACCGGCAAATGATTTTAATATTTATGATGATGCGGCAGTTTTGATTGGTCCTAATGGCATCTTTGATACTTTCAACGCAAACACAGATCCGGCTTTCGTTTTTAAAAATGGCCAACCGCTGGCGCAACTCAACCTTGGCAAATATACCTTTGCGCAAGGCTTGCATAAAGGCAGCCATAAGGCTTTGCGAGCATTTCCCGAGGGCATTGCTTTGCCATGTACGCGAGCCGGCAAACCATCAACCGCGCGATATATAAACATCCACAGAGGCGGCATGAATAAAGACGCGGCAGATCGCACACATTCTGCCGGTTGTCTCACAATTCCAGCTTTCCAATATCAAGAATGGCAACAAAGGGTTTATGCTGCGATGGATCGCAACAGGCAGAAAACCATTGATTGCGTATTGGTGGAGAATCGGCGCAGCTCTTTGGGCCAGAGGCTCTTTGATCATCTGGGAAATATCATCAAAACGAAATAGGAGAAACTAAAAACTAAATGGAAACTTCAAGATTGTTGGGCATATTGCTTTTGATTTTACAGGTTGCCAACCTTGGCAGCGTATTTATTCATCTTTTGCCGGTTGAAATCGGCCTTTATGTTGCCGCTTCAATAGCTGGCTTGCAGGCGTTTACTGCCAAGATCCAAAGCGGATCTCTGAAGTAATAAACAGGTTGGAGCCGGCAAGAGTTGTAAAGCCTTTCCAAAGGTTTGCTCAAGCTGAAATTTAGCGGTTTGCCGGCTCCGACATATTCAAAACTTATGAAATTAAATCAGATTTTCAACGCATTAAAGATTGGCCTTGCAGTTGGCAAGAGCCTTGCAACCGGTAAAGTTTCAAAGACTCTGGAGAAAGCCGAGCAGGCAGCCAACATTGCAGACGCGGTTAAAGATCTGATTGCCAAGGAACCTAAAAAGAAATGACACCGGCAGAAAGTTATAACCATCTACCAACCAATTTTGTTTTAAGCACTGTTTCGGCCGGCTATGCTTTTTTATTTGGCGTTATAGATCCAGCTATAACAAGCGTTATTGTTCCTATTGCGCTCTTTGCTATCGGCAAAACAGCCGACATTTTAGTTAAGGTTTGGCTGGAAAAGCGGAAAGATTTAAAGCCGAAATGAAGAAACGCGGAGAGGATCAGCTTTTTATCTGCGACATTTGCGGCAGGCCTTTGAGAGATCAGAGGCGCTTGCTTTGCGAGGATTGCAAGGCAAACATCCAAAAGCATTTAGGCAATGACAAAGAAACCGAAGACACCGAGCAAAAATCAATTTGACGGATTGACAGTAAAGCAGAGGCTTTTTGTTGAGGCTTACTTGCAGAATCCGAATGGAACCGAGGCGGCAAGAGCTGCCGGATACTCTGGCAAAGATGATGCATTGGCGGTTAGATCGTCTAGGTTGCTGAAGATTCCCAAGATTAACGAGCTAATCAGCGAGAGAATCGAGAAAGAGATTATTGCGGCAGATGATGTTTTAACAGCCATCAAAGATATTGCGCTTAATGTGGAGGAAAAGACGGCAGACAGATTGCGCGCATTGGAGCTGTTAGGCAAACATCTTTCCTTGTTCACTGAAAAGCAAAGCCATGAGCATACAGGCGCAATCAGCATTGAAGTTGAATGGATCGAAGCCTAACAAGATTAGGCTCCAGATTCCCAAACCGCATGCCGCACAGAAACAGATTCTTGATAATTTGCGCCGCTTCAATGTGATTTGTGCCGGCAGGCGCACAGGCAAAACGCAGATTGCATTGATCAGATCTTTGAATTTCATTTTAAAGGGCCAGCCGGTTGGCTGGTTTAGTCCAACTTATAAAATGATGGCCGAATCGTGGCGCGCGGCTGTGGACCTATACAGGCCGATTATAACCAAGGCCAACAAATCAGAGCATTACTTCCAAACTGTTACCGGTGGAACCTTTGAAATGTGGAGCCTAGACGCGCCAGACGCGATAAGAGGCAGGCGCTATGCATTGGCTTTGATAGATGAAGCGGCCATGGTCCCAAATCTGCTAGACAGTTGGAGCGCAATCATAAGGCCCACGCTAACAGATTTCAGAGGTGGAGCAGATTTTTACAGTACGCCGCGCGGCATTGATGATTTTTCTAGGTTGTACAATCGCGGTTTAGATCCGAGCTTGGAGGAATGGGCAAGCTTTCAATTCTCAACTGCTGTTAATCCGTATATATCCAAGGCAGAGATTGAGGCAGCGCGCCTAGAGTTACCAGATCAGATTTTCCGGCAAGAGTATTTGGCAGAGTTTGTGCAAGGGGAAGGATCAGTTTTTAGAAACATTGATAATTGCATTGAGCATGAAGCGCAGGAACCAAGCCAGCATTTTAACCATAGAGTGATTGCCGGCGTTGACTTCGCACAAAGCCAAGATTTCACAGCCATTAGCGTTGGTTGTGCCGAATGTGCCAAAGAGCTGGAGCTGATGCGCTTCAATCAAATTGATTATGCATTGCAGCGCAGCCGAATAAAGGCGCTGTTTGAGAAATGGCAGGTTAAAAGCGCATTGGTTGAATTAAACTCAATCGGCCAGCCAAACTTTGAAGAGTTAGTTAAGGCTGGTTTGCCGGTGGAGGGATTCACAACCACAGCGCAGAGCAAGCCGCCATTGATTCAAAACCTTGCATTGGCTTTGGAAAAGCAAGAGTTTTTGTTTGTGAATGATGAGAATGGGAGGCGCGAGCTTGAAGCATATGAGGCAAAGCGGAGCGCATCAACAGGCCGCATTTCCTATGGCGCGCCATCTGGCATGCATGATGATACAGTGATTGCCAGATCGTTGATGGTGGAAATGGCGTTAAATCGAGGCCTTGGAATATGGTTATAAATGGAGCTTGAGAATGGGAATCTGGAATAACTTTTTACAACGAAACCAGCCGATAGAGTTAAAGCTTGAAGCAACAACGCAAAAGGCTGGATTGCCTAAAGCGCCGGCTCTGGATACTTCGATTGAATCTCTTTTGCGTTATTCGCGCCGCAATGAATTGGTTTTTGCATGTATCGAAAAGAAAGCGCAGGCCGCTTGCGATCCGGTTTTGATTGTCGAGCGCAAGAATAAGCAAGGCGTTTGGGAAAGAGTTGAAGATCATCCGCTCTTAGCTCTGATGAGCAAGCCGAATTTCCATGATGATGGAGAAAGTTTCTTGCGCGGCTGGATAGCTTCGGAGAATTTCGCAGATATTGTTTATTGCGAAAAGGTGCGCAACAGATCTGGCGATCTTGTAGAGCTTCACTTGCTAAATCCGGCTTATATCAAACCGCATTATTTAACCACAAATAATGGCTATGTGCTGGATTATTACAGCTACAACAACGGCGTTAAAGAGATAAGGTTTAAAGAGGAAGAGTTTTTGATTAGGCGCAGGCATGGCATTGGCTCTGTTTATGATGGCCTTTCTAATGTCGCGGTTGCGCTTGGTTCCATTGATGCCGACATTGCACAAACAGATTATGTGCGAGCCTTTTTCAATAATGATGGCGTTCCTAGTGGGCAATTGATTGTTAAGGACCGGCGCATTTCCAATGAAGAGGCCGAGAGCTTGCAACAGCGCTGGGCGCGCAAATTCGCGCGCGGAGGGTCCAACAGAAAAGGCATTGTTGTTTTGGACCAGAGCGCAGAGTTTCAAAAGATCGGCGCAAATCTCAATGAGCTAGAAGCCGATAGCATAACAGGCCAGATTGAAAGCCGAATCTGTATGGCGTTTGGCGTGCCGCCGGTCCTTGTTGGCGCTTATGTCGGCCTTAAGAATGTTAATCAGAAAGCAAGCTTTGAGGGCGCATTGCAAGATTTTTGGCGCGGTACAATGTCGCCAGAGCTAAAATCTCTGCGCTCATTCCTAACATGGAATCTGTTAAACGAATGGGAAGATTATGAAACCATAAAGAATGGGGAAATCAGAGTTAATTGGGATCTTTCACAGGTTGAGGCTTTCCGCGAGAATGTCAACGATCTGCACATGCGAACAAGAGAAAACCTTAAAGCCGGCATCTTAACCATCAATGAAGCCAGAGCGGCAATTGGATTGGATGCCATAGATGGTGGCGATCAGTTGCCAAGCATGATGGTTGGAGGCTTTGGAGATTCAACCGAAACATCAGAGCCAGAGTTGCGCTTTCTAAACGCAGCGCCGGAAATCAAAGCGGTTGAAACTGCCGAGGATGCGGAGCCAATCGCATCTGATGAAAAAAAAAATTATGTTGTTGATGGCATAACTTTGAGCAGGCCGCCAAATGCCATTGAGCAGCATCTAGATTTAAAAGGCTTGGTTGAGGATTTGGAGAGCGCCAAGCAGGAAGTTGCCAAGATACTGGCGCAGTTGCGCGAGGATCTTATCAAACAGGCTGCGGCAGTTGGCAAAACTCTTACAGAGTCCGAGCTATACAGCATGACGCTAACGCCGCCATCCAGCGTTTATAAGAAAATTGAAAAGGCTTTGGCGCGCGCTGCAACTTCGGGGAGCAGGCAGATTGCCAAAGAATTAATCAAGCAAGGCGCGAGCATAGAAACGCCGATAATACCGGTGGCCAAGATTGCCGCAAGATTGGCAGAGCTTACCATTTCAAGGGTTGTTAACGAGATGCAAACGCGAGCAATCAATCAGCTGGCAACGCAATTGATCTTGGGCGTTGCGCCAGATTCGGCAGCCGGCAATCTTATTGGGATCTTAACCAATCAATCTGATAAATGGGTTGACAGCTTCGCAGGCAATGCCGCCAATAGTGGCATGCAACAAGGCCGAGGCGAGGCAATCGAAGCTTTAAAAGAGGAATGGGATTATCTGGAATATTCGGCGCTCTTGGATCAAAACACATGCGAAGCATGCGCCGAGGCAGACGGCAAAACAGCAAATGCTTATGAGGATTTGCCCAGTACGCCAAACGAGGATTGCGCCGGAGCGGATCGCTGCCGGTGCTTTATAGTTGCTGTTTACGATCAACGCAATGATTAAACAAAAAAAATATCTTTCAGACGCAGAGCGCGCGGAGATTTTGCAAATTCTTGCCGAGCATAAGAAAGCTGGCAAATATCCAGCAGGCTTAATGCGCCGATTAGCCGAGCAATACGGCATCAATGAAAAAACCATTCAAAGGCTAAAGAGCGGAAAAGGCCCAGTTAATGCGCGCTTTGTAAATCCGGTGGATTTATCGGAGCAAGGCGCGGCAAGCATAATTGGTACATCTACGCTCTATGATGCCAAAGGCAATAAGATAATGCGTTGGGTGAAAGAGAAAGCGGAACCCAAAGAGGATGCGCTTGCTGAAATTCTCAACGAATTTAAAAACAAATTGCCAAGGCTCAAGCCGAGGAAAGCGCCAATCAAAAAATATCGGGATGATCTGCTTTCAGTTATTCCAATGGGAGATCCGCATTTAGGCTTATTTGCCAGCAAGCATGTTACCGGAGCCAATGAAGATTTTGATTTGGACAGGGCAGAAAGCGAGTTGGTTGGAGCGGTGGATTATCTGATTAAGCATTGTGGGCCAGATACGCGCGAGGCGGTAATCATCAACCTTGGCGATTTCATGCACACAGATTTTATAACCAATAAAACATTGCGCTCCGGCCATGAGCTTTCAGTTAGCAAGAGCTGGAGCGAAATCATAAGGGTTGCCATCCGCACAATGCGCCAATGCATAGAATCAGCATTAACACAGCATGAGCAAGTACATGTTATAAACGCAATCGGCAACCATGATGATCATTCGGCACAGAGCATGGCGCTGGCTCTAAGTTATCTTTATGAGTATGAGCCAAGAGTTACAATCGAAACCGAGCCAAGAGCAATGCATTATTATGAGTTTGGCAAGGTAATGTTGGCGGTAACGCATGGCCACAGCATCAAAATGGCAGAGGTTCCATCTGTGGCGGCAGCCGAGGCAGCGGCGCTATGGGGCCGAACAGAGCATAGATTTGGATTAACTGGCCATATACACCATGACAGCGCAAAAGAATATAGAGGCATGAAAGTTGAGAGTTTCCGCACATTGGCAAACCGCGATCATTACGCAGCCGGCAAAGGCTTGAGCGCTGGGCAGGATCTAAAACTTTTGGTAATGCATAGGGAATTTGGGGAGGTTGAAAGGCACATTGTAAATGTTGCCATGCTACGCAATGCGGAATAATGACATCTTTGAAAGATCCAGATCTTTACTCACAGAGAGCCGACAGGCAACTTATGGCGATGCATACGCAATGCATTGCAAGATTGCAAAGGTTTGGAGCGCATTAACTGGGCATGAGTTCCAGCCGGAAACAGTGGCGCTTTTAATGTCGGCGTTGAAGCTGTGCCGAGAAAGCACATTTGCTCAGGCCGACAATCTAGAGGTTGCCATTGCTTACTTGGCAGCTTATGAGGAAATTAAACAAAAGCGGTTGGCAGATGCCGAAGCTATCAACCAAAATTTATTGACAAGGCAAGAGTTATAAAATACTTTTAGGGAAATTTGAGTTAATGGCGGTTGTTTATGAATAGAGAATTTAAAAATCTACCTTATTTTGCGATTAAAGCCGAAACAGGCTCTAGAATCCGCAAAGGTATTGCAGCGGTTTTTGGCAATGTGGATTCTTTCGGGGATCGCATCCAGAAAGGCGCTTTCAAAAAAACAATCAGTGAGGGCAAAAACCGAGCCAAACATCTTTGGAACCATGACTTTTCGCAGCCGCCAATTGCCGCAATCTTGGAGCTAAAGGAAATTGAGCGCGAGGATCTGCCGGCCGAGGTGCTGGAATATGCGCCAGATGCAACAGGCGGTTTGCTTGTAGTTCGCGAATACCTAGACACAGAGCGCGGCAATGAGGTATTGGCTGGCTTGGATGCCGGCGCAATAACTGAAATGTCTTTTGGCTTTGATGTTATGGCCTATGAGCTGAAAGAGGAATTTATAAACGGCGAGCAAAAATCAATCAGAGAATTAAAAGAGCTTAGGCTTTATGATACTTCAGATGTCCTATGGGGCATGAACAGCGCCACAGTTGCCACAGGCGCAAAGGCATTTGCCTTGCCGCTGGCCTTGGTAGCTCAAAGCATTTCAGCATTGGCCCAAGATGTTAAGGCTGGCAGACGCAACGCCGCCACAGATCTTGAGCTTATCAATGCCATACATGATGCATCAATCGGCTTGGGTTGCACTAGCTGCGCCAGCGCCGAGCTGAAGCATGAGCAAGATTCTGGCAATGAATCCGAGAGCGCCGAGCTTGAGGAATCGGAGCCGATACAAACAGAAACTCTAAACGAGCCGGAAACAGCCGAAACCGCTAAAGATAGCATTTCACTGACAAACGCTAAATTGGAGCTTCAAAAACTAGAACTTGAGATAATCAATTATTAGGAGAAAAAACAATGAGTTTGAAAGAACAGAAACAGACTCTTAAAGCGCTGGTTGCCGAAGCAAAGAAATTGCAAGCGGATGTTTCAGCGGATGAGAGCAAAAAGACGGCCGAAGCAATCGCGGCCATTGATTCAAAGCTTGAAGCCATCAAAGAGCTTAAGAGCGAAATTGAAAGAGCAGAAACCATTTCTGATGCGGATGGATTCCTTAACGCGCCGGCACAGGCCAAGAGCGGTTATTCCGCTGCTATCGTCAATGATCGCAAGCCAACCAGCCTTGGAGCGGCTTTCACTGCTTCAGAGGGTTATAAATCGGCGATCTCTGGCGTGCGCAGACAGGGAACCCAAGTTGCGGTTGATCTGCCGGAATTTAATCCGAGCCTTAAAACAGTTTTCACAACTGCCGGCTCTGGCTTGAACGGCGCAACGCAGTACATTGGAAATAACGGCGAAGTTGTAATGCTTGAGCAGCAGCGGCTTACTGTGGCAGATCTCTTGGCGAAAGGAACGACAACGCTAAACAGCGTGCCTTTCATCAAAGAATCAACCTTTACCAATGCGGCTGCTATCGTTGCTGAAGGTGGACAAAAGCCAGAGGCAACATTTGTAACTGAAGAGGCAAGCGCTGCGGTTAAGAAAATCGCAGTTGTCGGCCGCGTTACAGATGAGCTTTTCAACGATTTCCCAGCAATGCAAAGTTATGTTGATAACAGGCTCCGCTATATGGTTGGTGCTAAGGAAGAGGATCAAATTCTTAACGGCGCTGGCTCTGGAGAAATTACCGGAATCCTTAACACTTCGGGAATCCTTACGCAGCCGCTTGGAACTGATAGCATGGCTGATGCTCTGCACAAAGGTATTACCAAGGTTAGATCGGTTGGATTTTTCGAGCCGGATGGAATCATTTTGAACCCAGACGATTGGCAGCAACTTAGACTTGCCAAGAATGGCGATGATGATTATTACGCCGGAGGGCCTTTCACTACTCTTAGCGGCAACTCAATCTGGGGCCTGCCGGTTGTTGTTACAACCAGCATTGCGGCAGGTACTGCATTGGTTGGATCGTTCAGACTTGGTGCGCAGATCTTTTACAGAGAGGGCATCAGCGTTGAGGCTTCAAATTCTGATGGTGATGATTTCACTTATAACAGAATGGCCATTCGCGTTGAAGAGCGCATGGCTCTGGCAGTTTACAGGCCCGCGGCTTTCTGCGCGGTTGCGTTGACTGCTCCAGTTGAAGAGGAAGGCTAATAAAACCGCTGGGAGGGTTTAAAGCCTTTCAGCATGGGGCGGCTGCCTTTGGTTAATTGCAGAGGCAGCCAACCCAACCTAAAACAATGATTGCAAACGCAACATATTATTTGGACAAAGCCGGCAACCTTACAACAAACGCAGATCTTGGCATTGTGCTTGTAGTAAGGAAAGGCATGGAGATACCAGCCGAGCTATTGAGGCGCTACACATTCACAGAATCTAAGCCGCCAGCGGTTGAGCCAAAGCAAAATAAAAGGCTCATGCCGGCGATTCAAAAGAAAGAAATTGCAAAGCCAGCGCGGAAACGCACAGGCAAAAAAAAGGTTAATTAATGGCTTACATAACTGCTGAAGAAATCCAAGCATTTGCGCGCGAGTTTGAAGGCTTGCCGAGTGAATCGGCATGGGATCTGCTTGCATCTGCCGCATGTCTGCAATTCGACACATTAACAGAGGTTCCAGCAGGGTTTTATAACGAGGCACAGGAAGAGGCAACAGAAAAGATTTTTAACGGCTCTGGCACAGCTTATTTAGCATTGCCGCCATTCGTGCTTGCGAGCATGGATCTTAACGAGGCAACCATCAATGGCGAGCTGTTCGATACTGCCATTTATCTGCAAGGGGAAGAGGGCCGGCAATATTTGATTGATCGCATGGCAATGGAGCAATCCAGCGCTTACTCTGCCGATCTCAATAAAAATAGATTTGTCGGCTTTCCATTCGGCGCACAGATTGCGCTTTCGGCGCGCTGGGGATTTTCGGAGGTTCCGGCAGATTTGAAATTGGCTTGCATCCAGATTGCGCTTTACATTTGGAGGCAATCAGATCCAAGCTTTGCCGGCATTTCAAATGCTGATAACCAATTGATCTTGCGAGAGCTGCCGCCATCTGTGGTTTTGACAGTGGAGAAATACCGGCAGAAATATACAAGGCGCGAGGTATTCGCCTAATGGTTAGGATCAGCTTTGTTGTTGACGGCCAAGCACAATTTGACCGAGCCTTTAACAGGGTTGGAAATCGCATCAAAGATTTGCGGCCAGTGTTCGAGGAAGTAGGCAAAGAGTTTAAAGAGATTCAAGCAGAGCAATTTGCATCTGAAGGCGCTAAGGGGTTTTCTGGAGCATGGCAACCATTAAGCGCAAACTATGCAATTTTAAAGCAAGCAATCTGGGGATCTAAGCCGATTCTAGAGGCATCCGGCAGATTAAAGGAATCATTGACAACCGGCAACGCCGACACAGTTGAAGAGATCCGCAAGGATTCTGCCGCATTTGGTACAACTGTGCCTTATGCTTCACAGCATCAGCGAGGCAATGCGAGCAAGAGATTGCCGAAACGCGAGGTTATAAGCTTTTCTGATCGTCAAAAGAGGCGGTTGCAAAAGAGGATTCAAGCAACATTGCTTGAGCTGATGCGGCAGGATGGAGAAATTAACAAGTTTTTTGGAATAGAATAATGCCATACAATCCAAATCTAAATGTTATTGACACGCGCAAGCTTGCTGAAAACATCTTAAATTTTATTGAAGATAACCAAGAGATTGCATTAGAATGGGCAAGCTTGACAGAGGAAGAAATCCAGCCGATTGCAAAGTTTTACAACTCTGCCGGCGGTAGATTAACCACAGTGTTTCCGGCTTTGATGGTAATTAAGAGATCGCAAGCCACTAACACAGATGACATGCTCCAAACCGCTTACGCACTAGATTTGGAGCTGATGGTTTCCGGCAAAGATCCGGAAACAGTAACTGAAAAATCCGCTGTTTATGCAATGGCGCTAGAATCTCTTTTGCAGAATGTGCGAATCAAAGATTTTTTCGAGGATGCCAAAGTTTCTGCCAATGGGCATTTGGATACGCTAGAAACAGAGTTTGATGTTTTAAGGGGCCTTAATGCGTCTGGGAGCGCTTTCTTACAGATAACAAGCTTAAGAGCTGTTTGGATTCTTAACGCAGGTGCGCAAAATAATTAGAGAGGGTTAATCGCGATGACAATAACAATGGAAATGCTTAAAGAGAAATTTGGGGCCGAGGCTCCAAAGGTATTTGCCCAGATTGCTTTAATTGGCGGTTTTGGCAAGGTTCCGGCAACGCATGCAGGCGGCTTGGATGTTTCCGCAATCAGCGGAGATGCCAAAAAGCAAATTGATGAGTTGCTTGGATTTGGTAAAAATAAATCAAATAAAATGGAGATTGAATAACAATGGCAGGAACAGCTACAAACTACGATTCAACAAAGATTGTTGTTGATACAGTGGCGCAGATCTGGGCTAATTTGGCGGTTCCGGCCGCTGCTGGCCGGCTCGCGCTGCATACCGACGGCACGCCGCTTTTAGCTTCAAATCCTAACGCGGTGCATCTTGGGCATACGCGCGAGGGCGTAAAGCTTACAGTCGCAACCAACCTAACCAAACATTATGTTGATGAGCTGGCCGAGCCGATCAAGGCAACAGTTGAAGCAACAGAGATGATGTTTGAGGGAGAATTTTTGCAGGTGCTTGACGAGGACATTCTAAAGACTCTGACGGCTCCATTCGGAACCTATGGCAGCGGCACAGGCTACAAAGAGTTTTCGATTGGTCGCAAAACTCTTACCTATTCAAGCATTGCTCTGATCTATGCAACGCCGGAGGATGTTACCAAATATGCGGTTGCGCATATTTATAACGGCATGAATGAGGGCGGCTTGGATTACACAGTTTCACGCAAAACAATGGCCGGCACGCCATTTAAATTTGTTGCTTATGCTCTTTCTGGAAGAGCGCAGGCGGATACTGTGGGCAAATATTGGTGGCAGGTATAGCTTTAAGGTATAACTAGAGGCATGGAAACTAATAACAACAAAACTGCGGCGCAGCGGTACAAAGAGATTTTGGCCGCGCGCCGCGTTTCTTATAAAGCAATTTCGCCTAGTGGCATGGAATGGGAGCTTAGGGAAGTAAGGCCCAAAGATTACTTTCTAGGCAATCAGTTGCCTTTTATGGTGGCTCAAAAGGTTGCCGAGGCAATCCAGAAAGATGGCGTTACTGAAGAGCAGGCAATGTCTGCCTTGCCTATGAATGAGCAACAGGCTTGGCTTTCGTTTCTGCAAAAATTGGTAATGGATGCGGTGATTTCGCCAAAGATCGTGGATGAGGCTAAAGCAGATGATGAAATTGATTTTGTTTTAGAGGAAGATTTCCAATGGTTGATTGGCCAGATCATGGGAGGGGATGCGGCGATTGCGGCCGCTAACTTTCGCAGAGAATCCGGATCAACTCTTGTGGCTGGCATTGACAGCAAGAAACGCCGGCATAAGAGCTAGCAAACTGGTTGAGATAGAAAACGCAGTTGCCGCTTTAGATTTCGATCTAGCTTGTACTCTGCGCCTAATGCATTTTGATAATGAAGTTGCGGAGGCAAACGCAAAGCGCATTGCCTTTGAAGCTGCGCAAATGATGTTTGGAGGCGGTGGAGAAAGCTAATAATGGTTGACGATAAGGCAGGCTTAAGATTTCGCATTAAGGCAGACGGCAAAGAGGCCATTTCAGAGCTGAATAAGATCAAAGGCTCTGTTAAGGATGTCGGCAGCATTGCATCTGGTGCGGCGCGCGGAGACATTGGCGCGCTTGCTAGTGCGTTTAAAGGCCTTGGCGATGAAGGCAACAAGGCAACCACATACATTAAAGGCGCTGGCTTGGCAGTTGCCGCCATGGCTGGCGCAGCTGTGGGATTGGGCGCAGCTCTTTTTGCTCTTGCCAAAAATGCTTCAGATTACGGCTCTGCCATTTTTGAAGCTTCAGAAAAAACCGGCTTTTCTGCCGAAACTTTAACCAGCTTAAAAATGGTGGCCGAGCAGGCCGGCAGCTCTTTTGAAGAGGTAAGCGGAGCTTTAACCAAATTTAACAAGCTTGCTGGAGAGGCTGCAACAGGTTCCAAATCCGCAGCCAAGAGCCTTGCGGAATTAGGCCTTGGGCCGAAAGATGCAGTTAATGATCTTGAGGGATCATTGGCAAAAGTTGTTAAGACAATCTATGAATTGCCGAGCGGAGCGCTACAGACTGAAGCCGCAATGAAAGCTTTCGGCAGATCTGGTGCAAATCTAATTCCAGTTATCAAAGCCGCCAATGGAGACATGGGCGAGCTGATAAAGAAAGCAAAAGAGCTTGGCGTTACCATGACGGATGCAGAGGCGCGAATGTCGGAGGATTTCGGCGATGCGTTAACGCAATTAAAGCAACAATTCCAAGGCCTTACATTTCAAATCGGCTCCGGCATGATGCCAGTATTCCGCGGCCTTATGTTGGACATGTCCAAATATTTATCAGAAAACAAAGAAAAGGCGCGGCAATTTGGACAGACTGCGGCAACGGCTTTGGGCAATACGCTAAAGGCAGCAATGGAATTGGCGGCATTTGTTGCAAAGCATCCAACCATCTTTGGAGCTGGAGCAGGTGCGGCTCTTGGTGGAATGATTGGCGGCCCATGGGGCGCAGCGGTTGGCGCGGTAGCTGGTGCTGTAGGCGGTACGGCGTTGGCTTATGAGACACCAACCCAGAGAACCCAGCGCAGAATTCTTGCCGGCGAGGATCCAAACGCAGTTGTTGGGGAAGAAAAGCGCACAGTTGCAGGCCAAACCGCTTATTCTGGATTGCAGTTTGATCCAAAAAGTTTGAGTTTTGATAAAACGAAACTTTCAGCGCGCCAGATGCGGAATATTGGCGGCATGTATGATACTGCGAATAAAGCCTTAGCGGAAATTGACATTGCCGCACAGGAGGCAGCGGCTGCAATTATTGCAACTGGTGAAGCAGTCGATTTAACTGGGCAAAGCGTTGGCGGCAATTTTAAAGCTGGGAGCGCTGGCGCATCTCAAAAATTGCAAGATGCAATGCGAGCTGTGCAGATTGCCGGCGATGATCTGCGCGATCAAGTAACAACCAAGGTTGCTGCTTTCCAGCAGGCGCTTTCACGCTCCATTGATCCGAATATTATCGGCGCAAATGTAACCAATGCTAAAGATGATCTTGCCGAGCTTTATACAGCGCTGGAGGAAAATCTGGCAGCAGAGGAAAAGCTTAAACTTGGTGAAGCTAAAACCGAGCAGGAAAAGCTAAACATCCGCGCGGAATACAATCTAAAGCGCCGGCAAATGGCGCATGAGCAAAAAGCCACTATTGAGCGGATAGAAGAAACAGCGGCAAGCCGATCCGTTGAGCTTACGCGCTCCAGACTGCAAAACGAGCTGGAGACACTCAAAAGCAATAACAGCAAGATTGATGCTGAACTAGAGCAGGCTCTTAAAGATCGTGAAATAACAGAAAGCGAATATCTAAACCGAAAGTTAGATCTTAAAAAAGCCGAGATTGCCAAAGAGATTGAGTTGCAAAAGGCAATCAAAGATGATCAAAACACAAACTTTTTAGAGCGAGAGGAAGCAATCAAACGCATTGCCGCTTTGGAAAATCAGCTTGGCATTGAGATTTTGCAGACAGAGGGCGCAATTGCCGCTGCCTATGCGAAGAGCGCCGAAGCCAGAGCGGAGATCCAAAAGGCAACACAGGCCGCCATTGATGAGATGGCATTAAGCCAAGCAGAGGCGGCAGTTGCGGCAGCTGAAAGAGATTTGCGCCTAAAGGCCGACACGCTCTTTCAGATAGACAAATTGATTACGGCAGAAAAAGCATTGGCGCAGCTGCGTTATGATCAGCGCATTGCACAGCTTGCCGAGGATGAGAAAGCCGAAATTGCGAGGGTTAAAACCTTTGAGAATGAGCAGGAATTGATAACTGCGATTGTCAAGAAATATGCCGAGCTACGCAGGCAGGCTTTGCAAGATCTGAACCAAGCAAGCGGCGCAGCCGATACAAAAGGCGCAGATGCCAAGGAAGGCGCAAAAGGCGGTTTTATGACTGGCTTTTTCGGTAAAGATGGCATGCGTGATTTTGATGACGGCGCAAGTTACATAGAGGGCCGAGTTGGAGCCATGAAAGAAATGCTTGGGCAGGCCTTTTCACAGATGGCGCAAGGCGTTGGCGGCTTAATTGAACAATGGGTGCTTTATGGCGAGCTTGGGCCAAACGCATTGCGCAAGATGACTGCGGCAGTATTGGCAAACCTTGCAGCGCAAGCAGCGGTTGAAGCAATTATGGAAACGGCGCGCGGATTCGCGAAGTTGGCCAATCCGTTCACAGCTTGGCAGGCTCCATTTCACTTTGCATCTGCAAAAATGTTTGCGGTGGTGGCAGGCGTTGCCGCTGTGGCAGGCCGAGTTATTGCCGGTAACAGCTTTAAAAATGAATCTGGCAGAGCGCAAACTAGCAACCAAAGCAATACAAGCGGCACGCGCCAAGGCTCCAGCGGTGGAGATGGTGGCACAATCAACATTGGCCGCAACGCATCCAGCGGATTTGCGCCGAGAGCCGAGATTGTTATTAGGGATAAATCCGGCATGTTTGGAACCTTGTTTGCGGCCGAGCTTGAATCAAACAGCAGAGTTAGGCAGCTGATTATTGACACTGCGAACAGTTAAACAATGGCGGTTTATCTCAAACAATTATTGCCGCAAGCCAATTTGCTGCGCTGGTTTCCATCTCAAAAAATTGCGGTTGATGGTTCCGGCTTTGGCGGTTGGTCTGATGCGTCAAGCTTCGGCGTTGGCTTGTTGCCGCCGATTACCTTTCCAGAACCTTATTGGATCAAAAACGCATTTAAAGGCTGGAGCGCTTTGGATCTTGCCGGCACAGATGGCATTTCAGATGATTTTGGCATTATGCCAGCGCCAGCGGTAACAGTTAGAGATGTTTTCATTGTCGCGCGCTACGAGGCAACGACATTTGGAGCGAATCCAGCCTTGCTATGGCCTTTGTTGGTTGGAGACAATACCAAGGCATACTTTCAGAATCCAACGCCATTAGCGGTTGATTATGAGCGAAATGGCGAGGCTTTCCCACAAACCAACATGCAAGGCCCAATGGAGCGCTATGCGTTACTGCGCTTGAGTGTACCGGCTGGGCAAACCATGGCTTTTACTTTCGGCCCATGGGAGGGCAAGCTTGTTGAGGCGGTGGCCTATTCACAGGTTTTGAGCGGAGACGCGGAAAGAGCCGCAAGATTATTTTTTAACTGCAAATATGATTTCTTTAGGAGGAATGAAAACATGCCGCTAGAGTTTCCAGATCCGAGCATTACCGGTATTGAATATGCGCGATTTTATGAGGTTCCAACAGATTGGGATTCAGTAACAATTTCTCATGTTTATGATGATGAGAGCGCAACCTTTAACGATACAACCGACACGCCGCCAAAGCGCTGGGAGCTTGGCTTCACAGGTTTGACACGCGAAGAGGCGCAAATCTTTGATGCGTTTTATTCCGCAGCAAGAAAGAAAAATGCGTTTACTTTCAAAGACAAAGAAAATGTGGTTTGGGATAATGTGCGAATTGAATCTTATGAGCGCGATCATGACGGCCACAAAAGTTGGAGCAACACAGTTAATTTTACCTTGGTTAAATATTACAACTAATGTAAAAAATTCTGACGGCTCATTGTAAAGAGATCTGACAACATGATTAACAACCCAGCATTAAAAGAAATTCTAACCATTGGCGATGATTTCGCGGTTTTGGTTGAGTTCTATCAACCGGATGCAGCGCCGCCATTTGATCCAGCGGAGGCAATCTTTAGGTTTGCTTCGGTGGCTGGCATCAACTTTTTGGGCCAACCTTATGAGTTGAAGGTTAAAAGATGGGGGAATGTGCGCCGGCAGATTTCGCAAGAAAACAACCAATGCCAATTGGAGCTTTCAAATCTAGATAATGAGCTTGCTTTATTTGAATTTGAAACAGGCTTTGAAGGTTTAATAATGGTTGTGCGCATCATTTCGCGCGAGCTATCAGATGAAACGAGCAAGGCCATTATCTGCTTTGTAGGCAAATGCAAAGCGCCAGACACTGCCGACAGGGAAAGCATAAGCATAACTGCCATGCAGGTTGTTGGCTCAATACAGTTGGAAATTCCGAGGCGCAAATTTTCCTATTATGATGAGGATGGCAGGCCGCCAGAGGATAAATATTTTGAGGGTTTCCGTTTTGCTCCGCAATATGGCGCAATCCAATACTCAAAACGCGGCAGAGGTTTTTGGAATTTTCTAATGCCGCTTCTCATTAAAAAGAGGTTAGGCAGCCTTAATTGGTCAAGTTATTCTGATCTTGATTCGGAAAAATCAGTGCCAATTGTTTTTGGCAGATCGCAACTTGGCGGCAATCATGTTGCCTATGCCGACATTGGAACCACAATCAGAATGACAACCGCATTTTGCGAAGGGCCAATTGCGCTTTTCACAAATGTTAGAACAGATGATCAGCGCTTTACTTTGCAATTTCCATACACAGAGCGCAAAGGGTACAGAGCTGGAGAAGGTACGCCAACGCAGTTGCCGCATCCAACCCCAACTTGGGTTGGCAATGGTTACTATTCGCGAACAGCAATGATCTATGCGGAGGCCAAAGGCTCCAATGTACTGGAAACAGATCCGGCTCCGGTAATTGTTGCTGTGATTCTTGGCTCTATGATTCCGGTTCCAGTGGCAGGGGAATGGGATAACGAGGCGGCGCAATGGTCTGACAATCCAGCGGCGATTGTGCGCCATCTTTTTACAAGTCCGGAATATTTCAAACTTGGTACGGATTGGGTTGATGATGAAAGCTTTTTGGAAGTTTACAATTATTGCAATGAGGTAATTTTTGATCCGAGCTTTTCAGATTTGATTTATGTTCCGGCCTTGGATTCTTTCACTGGTGGAGATTCGGAGCGCGGCAGATACTTTGCAAGCACTGGCGTTGTAGATAAAAGTTATTTCAAATTCTTGCAGGGCGATGCATCATTACAGGAAACATTTTTAAAAACGCCGATAACTGTTAAATATGGCGGCGCATCTGTGTTTCTAGAGGAACCAGATCCAGAGCCATTGCCAAAAGATCCGCAATTAAGTTTCAGCTTGCGCAGGCGCTACACATGCAATGTGGCGGTTTCGGAGGAAATTAAGCTAACTGATTTTCTTTATAACAAGATCTTTACAACCGCGAGGCTTTATCTTGGCCAAGATGAAGAGGGCAGGTTGAGGCTTAGAGTTAAAAAGCCGGTTGACTCAACATTGATGATTGGGGCAGGCAATGGAGACGAAATCGCAGTTAATGATGTTCGCAAATGGATTGCCGATAAAAGCCAATATCTTTTGGTTGACGCGAGCGCAGCCAATGCCGAGCTTAAAGAGGTTGTTGGCGCGAGGTATTCAAACACTGTGCCGAGCCTTTCAGTTGGCATCAGTCTAAACAGCACAGGCTTTAGCGGTGGAGATGGGGATCAAATTCCAATGTCAGCTCTTATCACAGTTGATGAGGAATTGGAGCTTGGCACAACAACAATGGTTTTAGATGGCATAACCATTGAGTTTCCCATTGGCAATACCGATACAGTAACCACAGTTAGCGGCTATATATTCGCGACAGTAAACGCGCATCCTAAATTGCAAAAGAAATTTAGCGCGGAATGGATTGATGGAGATTCAGTCAGAATCTATTTCAACAATGGCTTTTTAACTTTAGATTCAGATCTTGCCTTGGCGCATCCGGCTGGCTTGGCAGATCCTACAGTTGCGCCAACTGTTACAGTTGCGAGCGGTGGAGATATCGAGGTTGGCAGCTACTGGCTTTCTTATTCATTCACTAACGCACGCGGAGAAACTGCAATTGCTCCATATGGCTTTGCGGCAGTATTCACAGAGGGAAATAAAAAGTTTGTTGTTGGGAGCATAACTAAACCGGCTGGCGTTTCATCTGTGCGCTGGTACGCAAGCGCGACAAAAAACAGCAGGTTATTGCGCTTGATCAAAGAGAATGATGGCACAGGCTTTGAGCTTACGGAATTGCCGAAGATGACAGCGCAAAACGCGCCAGATCACAACCGCACAGCCGGCGAGGTTATGCGGATTGCCGCGGCCTTTTCCGATAAAGAGCAAGCGCTTTCCAAAGCCAACAAATCGAATGTCATCAAGGCATCTTTTAAATGGCGCTTGGGGAATAGAGCGCAAGCCACAAATTTTGTGGTTTTGAAATTCAGAGATCCAAGCCAAGATTTCCGCTTGGTTACCTTGAATTTAAAAGATGAGGCGCACATTGCGAAGATTCGCAAAACAAACAAGAAAGAGATTGACGGCCAAGCAATAGATAGCTTTTCGCAGGCTTACAGGGTTGCCAGCTCCATACTATCGGAGCAGTTAGATGCAGATTTCTTTTATGAATGGAGCGCAGATCGCGAGGCTCTGCTTTTAGAGGAGGGCGATGTTGTCGTTATTTCCGATACTGGCAGCGGCGTTATAAATCTGCCGGTGCGAATTGAATCGTTAACCTATTCTTTCAATGGTGGCTTTCCAATTGTTAACTTTGTCGGCAGGAAATACGGAACAACTCTTTATGATGATTCCACAATTGATAGACAGATTCCAATTGTGATAAGCGCGAATCAATCCACAAATTTTACTGCTTAGGGAAAAGGTAGAGTTATGGCTTTTGTAGAGGAAGATTTTGAAGATTCGGATTTGGCAGAATTGCCAGAGGCCGAGGCTTTGCGCTTTTCTTACGGCTCTGGCGTGTTTAATGCCGGATCTGTGCCGGATGCTTTCCAAGATGAAACAAAAGGATTTAGTCCAAATTCTCTTTGGTATTTCGAGCCGCAAGGGCGTTTGTTTATCTGTGTTGATGACACAGCAAACGCCGCGATCTGGCAAGAATTGATGATGCTTGAAAAGTTCGATACCAACGGCGATGGCGTAGTTGACAGAGCAACCAGCGTAACGATTACTTGCAGAAACAACACAGGTGGCACATTGCCGAAAGGCTCCATTGTTTATGTTACCGGAGCAATCGGCAACCATCCGACAATTGCGCGCGCAAGCAATGAGACAGAGGCGGCATCATCTAAAACATTGGGCATGCTTACTGTGGAGCTTGGAGCAAATGCAGATGGCCCAGTTGCGGTTAATGGCGTTGTGGAAAAGCTGGATACAAGCGCCTATTCTGCCGGCACGCCGCTTTGGCTTGGAACCAATGGCGGCTGGACAGCCACAAAACCAACGCCGCCAGCGCATGCGGTATTTGTCGGCTGGGTTACTGCATCCAATAACAGCAATGGCCGCATTGCTCTGCACATTCAGAATGGTTATGAATTAGATGAGCTGCACGATGTTTTGATCACAGCAACGCCGACAGATGGCCAAGTTTTAACTTATGAAGCTTCAACCGCGCTTTGGAAACCCAAAACACCAACAGGCGGCAGCGGTGGAAATTCGTTTACAAATATCGCAGTTTCGGGGCAAGATACAATTGTTGCGGATTCGGCAACCGATACGCTAACAATCGCGGCAGGTTCCAACATAACGATTACAACCAACGCGACAACCGACACTCTAACCATTAACGCAACAGGCACAGGCGGTGGCGGTGGAGATCTGGATTTCGGAACCTTTGGAGCGCCGGCTGGCTTCACATTGGATTTAGGAGCTTTTTAATTATGGCATTGAGATTGCGCAGAGGATTGGAGAGCAACCGGCTTTCCATAACGCCGGCAGACGGCGAGCCGATCTATACCACAGACGGCAAAAAGCTATACATTGGCGATGGCTCCACAGCAGGCGGCATTGCGGTTGATACCAACATTGCGGATGGCGATAAGGGAGACATAACAGTTAGCAGTTCTGGGTCTGTTTGGACTATCGACAACGGCGCAATCGGTACAGCAAAGCTTGGAGGCGATATAACCACAGCCGGCAAAGCCTTGTTGGATGACGCAGACGCGAGCGCACAGCGCACAACTCTTGGCCTTGGAACCATTGCAACCCAAAACGCCACAGCTTTAACAGGCTCATTTAATTTTGAGGGTTTTGCGCTTAAGCAGGAAACAACCGGCTTTGCTTTGCAGATCAACGCCGCCGGAGATGATTACACAGCAAGCCAAGTTTTAGACATTGTAACCAACAACGCGAGCAGGCAATTAACCTTGGCTGGCAATCTTACAGTTTCAGCGGATGCCACAGTTAGCGGAACCAACAGCGGAGATCAAAACACATTTGCAACAATCGCAGTTTCTGGGCAAAGCAATGTGGTTGCTGATAGCACAGCGGATACATTGACGATTGCGGCAGGCTCTGGCATCAGCATTACCACAAATGCCACAACCGATACTTTGACGATATCGGCAACAGGTGGAGGAATCACAGGCAGTGGCGCAGCCAATAAGGTTGCTTTCTGGAGCGGAACCAGCGCGCTTTCATCCAATAGCAATTTTCATTGGGATAATACAAATTCAAGATTGGGCATTAAATCAACTTCGCCAAATACAAGCTTGGCGGTTGCCGGTGGCGCGCATGTAACCAAAGAGCTTGCTTGCGGTTTGTTCAATTGGGAGGGCGATAGCAAAGAGGGCCGCATCATGATGTCTGGCTCTACGGCCGAATTTTCCATTTTTGATAGAGGCTTGACTGCGGTTGGCACAGCTGCCGGCGATCGTTTCACGCTATATAACAGCAGCAAAATTTTCCGCATTTATACCGATTCCAACAATGACATTTTCACAATGTCCAACACAGGCTCCATTGGTTTGGGCCTTGGAGGCTTTGGCGGTACAGCTTCGGCGCGCATCCATGCCAGATCTACAACCGAGCAATTAAGATTGGATTTCAACGCATCCAATTATTGCTCTTTCACTGTGGCAGATGGTGGCGCGATTACTTTAGATGCGGTTGGCACAGGCACGCCAAAATTTATTTTCTCTGATGCTGTGGAGGTTCCAGATTCGGCTTATAGCTCTGGCTGGAATGGCTCAACCGCTGTGCCAACGCGCAATGCGGTTTATGACAAAATGCAAGATGTTGCTCTTGCTGCAATAACATTTATCATTGATGGTGGAGGCTCTGCGATTAGCACAGGCGTTAAAGGGGATCTAGAGATACCTTTCGCATGTACCATTGAAGAGGTTACAGTTTTGGCAGATCAAACCGGCTCCATTGTGGTTGACATTTGGCGCGACAGTTACGCCAATTTTCCGCCGACAGTTGCCGACACGATCACAGCGAGCGCCAAGCCTACGCTATCGAGCGCGAACAAAACCCAAAACGCAACATTGACAGGCTGGACAACTTCATTAAATGCCGGCGATATTCTGCGCTTTAATGTGGATTCGGCCGCCACTGTTCAAAGAGTTTCAATAATTTTGCAGGTTCGCAAATAATGCCAATCGACACTAGAGATCCAGAAAATGACATTTCCACAGCCGGCACATGGTCTGGAACGGCTGGCAATCGTTATTTGCTAGTTAACGATTTCCCAGATGCAAGCAGCAACTTTCTTTTGCATGGCACAACAGCCGGCAACATTCTGTTTGGTTATTCGGCGTTTTCGATTCCATCAAATGCAACTGATATTGTGGTTAGGGTTAAATATTATGATCAAGATGCAACAAGCGGCAATAATAACCTTGGTTCACAAATTCGGGTTAATTCGTTAAGCTATCCGAGCGCAACGCACAACCCAACCACAACAACAACTTTGGTTGTAGATGAATGGTTAACCAATCCTAATACCGGAACAGATTGGACACCGACAGTGATAAACGGATCTGGCACAACTGGATTAAATGCTTTTGGCCTTAGATCCACAGATGCCAACCCACAGATCCGCATCTACTCTGTGCAAATTGAGATTGAATATACAACGCCGGCAGGCGGCAGATCTTTTGGCTTTATCATTGGTTAAAAAAAGAGAGGATAACAAAGATGATTATTGAGATTAAACCTTTGGCAATTTGGAAAAATGGAGCCAACAGAACAGCAACCAAAATTGAAATCTATGAGTTTTACAATTATGATTTCGTCAGTGGAGCCGGAGCTGTGGCTTATCGGTTGTTAAATGCCGATACAGAAACCTTAATTCATGAAACCTTGGCATTGCCGGCAGATCTGATTGCATCTTGGGGCGCAGATGATCAGCCAATCTTTGATTATGTTTTAGAAACTTTGAAACTGGAGGTTAACGAAAATGGAGAAATTGCAGATTGAGCGAAACTTGGCGCAAGCAATCCTAGATTATTTGAAAGAAAAGCCTTATATTGAGGTTGCAGCTTTGATTGCCGAGCTGCTGAAGCTTGGGGCCGAGCCATCAGAGCCGGCAGAGAAAGAGGCAGAAAGCAAAGATTGATCTAACTTGAGATTTGCGCGGATTGCGTTTGTGCCTCCCACGATCCGCGCAATGGGGCCGCTGGCTTTTGCTGGCGGCCTTTTTCCATTCCATGGAGCATGCCGACATTTAACAGCATCCAGCCTTTACTCTTGCCATGCGTTTTGTGCTTGACACTATTTTAAAAAGAGTTTAAGATTTTAAACAGGTTAGACAAATTGGAGGCAACCACATGAGCAAGCAGAAAGATTTCTTTGGATTCACTAACGCCATCAACGCAGATGGCCCAGTTGTTGAGTATCGCATTTTTGCGGAATTGTCGGCAGAGGATATTGGAATAACTGCTTGGTATACCAAAGCGGTTTTCAATGATATTGCCAATGATGTTATGCAAGCCGGTTATAAGATCGTTAGGGTTGAGAGCCGATTTGCTGGAGGTTCCGCTGTGGTATTCGATGCGGAGCGCGACAAAATCTCTTATAACAAAATGGCCGGCTTGAACTAAGCCGGCTTTTGGATGTTTGCGGATCAATGAAAACCGCAAAGCTAAACAATGAAAAAAACAATAACAGCGGTTTTGATTGCCAGCATCTTGGCAGTTACCGCGAGCGCGCAAACAATCCGCATGGTAGATCTGGGCAGAGATAAAGACGGCGATCTTTGGCAGATGAATTTGGAGCATGTGTTGCCCACAGATGCCGGCACAATGATTGGAGCTATGCAAGTTAAAATCCAGCAAACAGCAACTCTAGCAGTTATTTTAGAATTTGATTGCAAGAGCAGGCGCGCCAGAAACCTTAGATCTTTGGTTTTTATCAATGGCTCCTTGTTTAGGGAAACAGACGAAAACGGCTCATGGCAAAGAGCAAATGGCTTGGTTGCAAAAGCTTTAGATACTGCTTGCAAAGAGGGAAATAAAACCTTGCGATTGCCGGCAAACTTCGGCTCTGGAATTGAAATCAATTAAATCAAACCTTGGAGGTACAGAAAATGCTTAGAAAGCTTTTTGATATTTCAAACGATCTGTTAACGCTAGAGGCTCTGCTGGATGAGATTGGCGGCGATGTTACAGACGAAACCGCGGAGCAAGCAATTGATAATTGGCTTGCCGAGCTGCAAGATGAAGCCAGCAACAAGCTTGAGAATTACGGCCATCTGATAAAGGTTTTGGAATCAGAGGCAGAGGCTTTGAAGCTGGAGGCCGACAGGCTCAAAGCCAAGCAGAAAGCCACAGAGAACAAAGCCGCAAGGCTTAAGAGCCGGTTGGAAACATTCCTTAAAATCAACGGCGTTGAAAAGATTCAAACCCAAACTTTTACTTTCACGCTCCAGAAAGCCGGAGGCAAGCCGCGGTTTATTCTTTCGGATGAGTTCAGCAATACGCCAGAGGAATTGCCAGAGCATTTGCGCCGCGTGAAGTTTGAGCCAGATCTGATTGCCATTCGCGCGGAGGTTGAAGCAGATCCGAAAAATTGCTGGATCTATGGATACATTGCCGAGCCGGAAAAAAGGCTGCGCATCAAATAGAGGTAACCAAATGAGAATGACAATCGAGCCATGCGCCAAATGTGGCAGTCAAGCCGAATTGATGACGCAAAAAATTTGCGATGATTGCAACGAGCCTTTGGATCAATGCCAAAGCTGGGAAACAGGCCATCAGAGATTTACCTTGTATTGCGCCAACAACTGCGCAATTAGCGGATCTGGAAAAGATCTGTGGCCGGCAATCTTGCATTGGAATACGGCAAACAAGGCTTATGCAAATGCCACAGCGCTTGCCGAGCTAAACGCAAAAGAAAAGAAAAGCAAAAAAACCCAATGAATACATTTGAAGCATTAGATTTGATTGACGAAATAAGGCGCGCTGGCCATGTTTTGACAGCCAAGCAGGCCCAAGGCTTGGCAGAGGTTCAAAATCTGCTTAGAACGCGCTTAACGGCTGGCAGGCCTAGGATTCATGCCAGCGATCTGGACAGATGGAGGCAAAGGAATGAGAGGCGCAACCAAAACTCTATTGGAGCGGAAAGCCAAGAGGCTTGAAGCATTGCGCGAAAGCGCAAAGAAACTGCCTTGCGGAAATCGGAGCAGGTACTTGGCTGGTTGCAGATGCGAATTGTGCGCATCTGCCAACCGGCTTTATTTGCGAGCTTATCGGCTCCGGCAAGCAAAGAGCGGCAAAGTTTTAATGCCAATCGAGCCGGTGGCAAAGCATATTGCCAAACTGCGCCGGCAAGGCTTCGGCTTCAAATGGATTGCCGAGCAAGCCGGATTGGATCGCAGCACATTGCGCCAGATGGTTGCAATCAGAAAGCAGATCAGACGCGACACAGCGCAACGGATCTTGGCGATTGACGGCAGCAGGGTGAAAGCAAAGCATAAAGTTAAAGCAGCCAAAACTTATGCCATGTTGGATGAGTTGATTAAAGCCGGCTTTTCCAAGATGCAGATTCAGAGATTGGCCAAAAGCCAATTGCCATACAAACCGCGAGGCAAGCAGATAACAGCATTGACAGCGGCAAAAATCGCGATGGTTTACCAAAGATATTTAATGGATATTTGAGAGGTGCAAACATGACGAAAAAAAAGAGATTGCTTGAGCAACAGCAGGCAAGATTTAAACAGCTAAAAGAAAACAGCTTAACCAAGCCATGCGGCATGCGCTCTAAATACACAGCCGGTTGCCGGTGCGATCTGTGCAAAGAGGCCAACCGGCGTTATTACCACAGAAACGCAATTCAGAGAATCCAGAAAGGCCCAATCTTGGTTGATCCAAAGCCGGCTAAATTGCATGTGGCAAAGCTTAGGCGCAGAGGCCTTGGCTTGCGCTGGATCGCGGAGCAAAGCGGCGTGAGCCTAAGCGGTTTGCGGAGGCTCATCAAAGAAAACAAAAGCATTAAACGCCAGACGGCCGAAAAGCTTTTGGCCTTTGATGGCAGACGGCTTAAGACAGGCCACAGAATCGGCGCGGCCAAATGCCGGCAGATGGTTAATCAGCTGATTGATGCAGGTTTTACAAAGAACCAGATCAAGCGCAAGGCTAAAACCCAATTCCCATATTTCATGGATAAGCGCAAAGACATTTCGCCAATTACGGCAGCGCGCATTTCCATGATGTTTAAGCAATACATTGCCGAGCCTTAAAGTTAGACTTGCAGAAATAAAACTTTTGGTTTAATCTTTTCCAGTATGTTTAATGCAAGAGCCATAAAGGCACACAGACACGCGGCAAATCTAAAGCAGCAGGATGCAGCAAGAGAGCTTGGCATTTCTGCGCAATGGCTTTGCCGCATTGAAATGGGCAGATCTAAGCCAAGCGCTGGCTTAGTGGAGAAAATGGTTGCTCTTTACAATCAACCGGCAACAAGCTTTGTGGAGCAAACGCCGGCAGATCATGGGGCAATCTTGGAGCAGGTTTGTAATTTGGAGGCAGACAATGGAAAGCACAGCACAGCAACCGGCACAGCTTGAGAGCAAGCGCCGCAACGAGCAGATCGCAAAAGATGATTTGGTTTTGGCAAGATTCAAAAGTTATGAGGATGATCTGAAAACCTATGAATTTTTGCGCGAAACTGGGCAGTTAGATGCAGACATGAGACGGCCAACGCCGCCAACCTTTGGAGATCTCTTTTAATCATGAGCAACGAAACAGCACAGACAGCACAGAC